TCAAGAAATAATTGAAGAAACTTCTCATATTTAAAATCTTACTTTTGATCTTCGATCAACTTTGAATTTGCTTTCAACATCAATCCAAATATCAATAATTTCTTTTCTTAATTTTTTCTCAAGTTTTTCTTTTTCGACCCAAACGATTGCATCTTCTACTGCTTTAAATGATTTTCCATCAGGTGTTGGAAATGAACCTTTTGATCCAGTCATAGTTTTGTAATACTCTAGGTTAGCACGTATATCGTCAATACCATAATCAAAAATGATTGGGACGTCTGCTCGCCTGAATGGATCATCAATTGTACTTTTGAAAACATATACCTCAGAATTAATACCAATTACTTTTTCTATTTTGTGTCCTTTATACATAACTGTGTCTTTTATATGTGAAGGAGATGACGGGCCTATTCTCATCCTAAGTGAACTATAAAATGGAACTGCATTTCCGCCTGGAACTCGTTCTTTCGGAGCATAAGGATTTGTTGTTTGATTATCCTGGATCTGATTTGTAAAAACAACTAAACGATTTTTCTTTGCAACTTCCATTTTTACGAGCCTGCACATTTGATGAAGTTCTTTTGCTTTTGCAGATCCTCGTTTATCTCCTCCTTCTTCTTGATCGAGTTCAGAAAGCAATGATGCTATTGAATCAATCCCTGTTACATCCAAAATTCCGTCTCCAGTTTCTGGAGTATTTAAAATCAAATCTTTTACTTCACTTACAGATTTTGGCTGGCGATAATTTTCTTCTGTTATTCTTATTCCCATTCGTTTAATAAATGCTTCGTTCAATCTTCGTTCAGCATCTCCAATTAAAGCGAATCCTCCTTTTCTTTGAGCTGATACACAGATTTCACTGAGCAAAGTAGTTTTACCCCATCCACTTGGGCCGACAATTTCGACTAAAATACCTCCTGGAATTCCTCCACCTTTTACAGACTTTCCTGTTATAGCAAGATCGAGCAATGTAGATCCTGTAGACAAAACATTATTCCAATTGACTAATCCACGTTCATCTTGTTCAATTCCTTCTTCCGTTGTTTCTTCAACTTCTTCTACAAGTTCTTTTGTCGATCTTGTTTTTAGTTCCACGTTTGAATTCCTTTCTTAGTTTAATGTCAAATAAAGACATCCATCCACCTTTGCGATATTTCCTGTTTTTGCAGGAACTTAAAGTGGATGGATGTCCTATCCAACGTGTTTCTCCTTTAGAAGCAAACAAAGATTCTTTTGAAGTATCTCGTGCTCGTTTGCTCCTTTGTGCTCGCCGTTTCATTAACGAGATCTGGTTCTCAACGCTGGTCCTGCTGTCCTCCCTCTTGTAGGCGGTGGTTCATTTTCTTTCCCAGATGCTTGGGCAGCTTTTTCGCATAATTCATATATATCGCACCTTAGACATGCCTGTAAACGATCAATATCCTTCCCAAAAACTGCACCACTAGGACATTCTTGTGTTCCGGACGGTGCGGACGATGATCCGCGTCCAGCAGGTTGTCGTACGGGCCTTCTAGTGTCCTCAGAAGGAGGTTCTGGAGGTGGTTCGTTTGATGTTCTCGACCCACGGTGTGGTTCAGGTGCCTGTTCACCTTTTCCTTTCCAGAATACCTCATTCAATTCTTCATATGTTGGCCAAATAACCAAATCATCCAGGACAAATGCCTGTTCCAGGATTTCATCAGAAACAACATAATCTCTTTCAACAAGTTGATGGCCAAAGAACTGTGTATTGTCAGGACCAGTTCCTTTCCTTGTGAAAACAATCTGACGTCCTTCATCCGCGTCAGAATATGTAATCACACCACCTCCACGTGGTTTCTCTGCCAATGGAAGAAGATTCTTTTCCATGAAGAAATGAGCAACATCCCAAACCTGAACTCCTTTTTCTTCTTCTTTTGGAGTGTCATAAACTACTACATTGTAAATATTTCTTCGTTTGGGAGCCAAATCTTTCAAAGTTTTTTCGTCAGCTGTTCCCGCATCGTACAACTGCTTCCGATATTCACAAATTGGGCACGGTTCCTTCCATGTTCGAAGTGGGCAGATAAAAGCATCGTCTGTTGGACCGATTCGATAATGAACCCAAACATCCAAAACATATGCTGTTTTTCCCTCTGGAACATTTGGATTATTTTTTCCAGCACGGAATGGAATAATATCCAAAGTGTGTTTCCCGTCTCCACATTTCCACATTGGAACTTCTAATGAAGGATCAAAGATCGTTTTGAACAGACCTGAATCATCTTTCCGATCAAAACTCTCTTTAGTCCGTTGCTGTAAATCTTCCCTCATTGCTGCCCGATCAAATCGACCTTTTGGCTGTGGTGCTTGTCCTCTTGGCATCATTTCCTCCTTGATTGAAGTTTAGTATTTCTTGGGTTTTTATCCAACTGTTCTTGCTGTGCATCTCTCCTCTTTTCCTCTCCCACCTCCTTTGCTTTTGGACTCTCCTTCGGCGTGGCATAATATCCTGAAATATATAAATCAGTAATTTTTTCCAATGCCTTTTTCTTATGGTCAAATGCTTCTCTTGCTGCATCCAAGATTTTTGCTTGACGCACAGATTCAAGGTATTCATTATTCTTTTCTTTGTATTCTTTACTCAAAAGAATAGCACTTTGAATCGCTGCTTCAGTTACTTTTTCTACATTGAAAGCTTGTGGATCAGTCCTGATTTGACCGTCCAAGTTTGCTCGACAAAGATCCAATCGTTCCTTTGCCTTGTCTCGCTCAAATTGAGCTTGGACAGATGATTCTGCCCACTTCATGAATAATGAAGCTTGTTGCATCCATTCTTCATGAAGATTGTCCCGATCGATTGTTAAGTCTTCTTTGTAGCTTTTTTGTGTTTCCATCCTAGTATACCCTCCCTTTCCCATCCGTATTTATGTGCTTCCCAATATTTGTGATTATCACTCAAAATACCTTCCATTCCTTCTATTGGTTTCATGTTGGCCCAACTTCCATTTATTTTAGAAGATTCGATTTTTATTACTAACGGAACAATTAAGAAATCAAAATGTTCCCGTATTTTTTCTGTCATAACTTTTACTGTCATCCATACAATATCTTTAAATTCAGGAGGATATAGATTTTTCAATATTGAATCATGGATCTGGGCAATTATCTTTGTTTTCATTTTTTCTGCTTTGATCCAAGCATTTAACTTATTCAAAGACCACAATAAACAATGAAAAGCTGTTCCTTGAACAGGAGTATTGATAATTTGGTTTTTTGATAAATATCCTTCTCTCCTGAATCCTAAAAAGAATTCGATGTATCCCTTATGATTATATTCATCTATGTATCGATTTTGCCATTCTTTTGAATAATGATAACGATTCCAAAACTCGCTTTCGACTTTTTTTACATGACTAGTAAAATCTTCTAAATTATAAATCCCATTGTTTCTTAAATGTTTCTTAATATATAAATCGTTATTTACTCTCATTCCATCAAGAATTTTTTCCCAAATTGCTTCTGCGCAAGACCCATACCATGATCCATATAATTCTGGAAAAACAAATCCATTTTTTGAATGAAATCTTGTTTCCTCATTTACTTCTTCTTTTTTCAGAAAAAATAACTTCATTGCTTGATCTCGATGAACATCTACTTCTGGATTATTTACATCGTCAATTAATGTTTCATCTTTGGAATAGCAACAATATATTCGAACTTCTAGCGCGGAATAATCAGATTCTAATAATTGATTGCCTCTGGACGGAACAATTCCGCTACGAACTTTTTCTCTGACTTCAGGATTTCGAACTGGCACATTTTGGAAACTAGGTTTCCTCATGCTTCCACGATAAGATGCTGTCGTATGGAGAGCAATTTCAGGATGCATTAAATTATCATAAGAATTTCTTAAAAACTGTTCAATGTATGTCTTTCGAGCTTTTTCCATTTTTCTCATTTGTAACAAATTTATTGTAAAAACAGTGTTCAATTTTTCTAAAACTTCTTCATCAACTGATTCAAATCCTTTTGCTGTTTTCTTTATCGATTTTCCATTTCCATAATCAAAAAGAACCATTTTCAAATCTTTAGATGGATTCAAATTTGGTTCTCGGTTCTGTTTTTCAACAAACATTTTGTATTCATCAGTATCTTTAATTGTTTCTAAATATCCATCAATTTCTTCACTTATTTCTTTATGTTTGATTTTGAAATGTTTTTCATTAATAGGTATTCCATTTTCTTCTAAATCACAATTTGCATTTACTCCTTCAAAAAATAATTCATTTGCTGGTTCTTGTTTCTTTTTAATTTCTATTTCTTGATCTTTCCACAAACGATAACCTA